TCCTCAGGCACTGTAAAGTTGTGCTCTAAGAAGAGACCTTTTAGACCTTTGAAGAACGATTCTGCCATCTCAGTCTTAATGCCGTGCTCGATCTGAAGGGAATTTTCCTTCATCCATGTATCGGCGGCATAAGAGAGATAATCGTCTACCTTCTCGGCCAATTCTGTTTGAATCTTTGCGACTTCTTCAGTCAAAGTAGATTCAAATGCTTCTTGCAACGCTTTAACTTCATCGTTAACGCGAGATGTTACAGCAGCTTCAAAGATCGTTACTGCACGTTCTCTGAATTCTTCTGAGAGTTCCTCACCAGATACAAGAGCGTCAACATCTTGAGTAAAGTCGTACTTGGTTTCGGTGATTGCTTCTTCGCCATCTTCAGTTTCCTCCATTTTTGCGGAAGCATCAGACGGTTTTGTCGAAAGGGACTTAGAACCTTCATGCTTCACAGCACCTGCTGCAGAAGCACCTGCGTTCTTCGTACCTTTAGCACCTTCTTCCGAATCGGTGTTAACGTCGATAACTTTGGTTGCGCCACCTTTAGAGGTGTCGATAGGATCACCAGGTTTTGCGTTTTTGGTGACAGGATTAGAGCCTTCGTCCACTTGCTCCATGTTATCTAACTCTTTGTCGAGGGTCTCAGACATTTGTAAAACTCCGTTTATACTTTGCGTTGTCTTTATTTATTTATAAATCACAAACTCTTTAAAAACGCCTCAAACGCGGAAATTTTGCGCTCTTGGATGTTAATCAGTGTTGCTTGATCAATTTCTTGTTTAATTTCTGCTACTGCAGACTCTTTTAGGATACCATTATCCCAAACCCACTCTTTACCTTCCATGATTCCATCAACGAAAGCATCAGGTGCTGAGGGGTCAGCGACGATATCAGCAGCAGTTGCAAGCATGAAGTCGTCCATTACCACATTACAGTTCTCTTCCTTACGGATAGAACCCATGCCTCTGGATGAAACACCCAAACGCACTCCCTCACTTAAGAGGTCTTTTGCGATCTTACCCATAGGAGTTTCGAGTAACTTTGCCTTACCGATAAAGTTATTTCCGTCTTCCTTAAGGGAAAGAATCTTATGTGAAACGCGGTCAAGATTGATGGAAGGACCATCGGGATGACCTAATTCGCCAAGGGCACGCCCTTTTTGAATGTAGTTCTCATCGTATTTAGCAACTTCCCGTGCCAAAGTTTTCTGAGGATACATTCTGTTGTTGCGGTTTTTAATTTCCGACTGCAGAAAGATACCTTCAATGAAGTAATTCTTTTTGCCTTCCTTCTCTTCACAGAGAAAGTCAACGCTTTCGATTTCTTCAGCTATCAGTCTCATCTGTTTGTTCCTCAGGTTGTTGTTCAGCGGTAGGTTGCTCTACTTCTGCGGGAGGATCTTCTGGTTTGCGACCATCAACTTCAACAGTTTCTGGTTGCTCGGACTCATCGGGCAGATTATCTGCAATTTCATCTGCAGCATCTTGCGCGGTATCGTCCAATTCAAATCCCATACTTTGAGCAAATTCGATTTTACGTTGTTGAACTGCATCGAATGCTGCAGCCGCTAACGCATCATTTACGGAATCGATCGCTTTCGCTTTATCGTCTCCGAAAATTTGTTGTACGATTTGTTGTGCAATTTCGCTAGGCATAATAATCCTCTCACATTGTTATTTATTATTTAGAATTCTCCTCTTCGGAGATCTCCCGCGTCTACTTGCGGTTGTTCAGCAGGCATTGCCCCTTCAGATCCTCCAGCGCCAGGATCCATAGCGGGATCCATCTCTGCTTCTGGATCAAGAATAAGACCTGCTTCGCGTTCAGAGTTGATTTGTTTGTCAATTTCCTTGATCTCCTGTTCGGTTTGTTTCAGGACTTGACGGCGCATGTAATCAATAGAGAAATACTTGCCGACATAAGGATCCATAGTGTTAACTTGATTCATACGCTCATTGCGGATTTCAATTTCCTTCAGTTCAGTGAAGTAGTTGTCAGCAATGAAGTCGAATTGAATATGCTCCTTCATATCATCCCACTCTTCAATAGACATAACGCCTTTCAGAATGAGTTGAGTTTTAAGGAGATCCATGAACAATTCAGAGAATCTCTTACGGAGACGTGCAATAAACTTCTGGAACTTTACTTCGTCCCTAGTAATTTCTGCAGCGCGACCGATATTGAATGTAGTTTCCGTTTCTAATCTAGAAGACGGAACGTTCAATGCTTTATATAGCTTCTTTTGGAAGTATTTGACATCCTCAAGTTCTCCAAGATTTTGTCCACCTGGCAACGTAGAGATCTCAGTTCCTCTACCGCCTTCCCTTCTTGGTAACCAGAAGTCCTCAAGCATTGACATGAATTTTTTGTCATCTTTGATTTCTCCAGTGTTGGCATCATAAACCAACTTATTACGATATCTACCCATAACTTCGCGGAGATACTGTTCCGCTTTGTTCTTAGGAAGATTACCCACATCAATGTAGAAAATTCTACGTTCTGGTGCTCTACTCAAACGATAGATGACCAGAGAGTCTTCAATCATTCGCAGTTGATTTACTGCTTTGATTGCTTTATGAAGGTGTGAAAGAGTCATATTCTTATTGAGATCCTGAATACCAGAATGGCAATAAGTAACTGAATCAGAAGCAATTTTCATGCCTTGATTGGTTGAGTTCTTCAAACCTTTTGGGTTATACAGAAAGTATTCTGCTGCTTTCTGTGTCAATTGAGTATTGAGATCTACGCCGCGCAGTTGCTCTGGACGCTTTTGCTCATACTCAGTAACCTTGCGAATCTTACGAGGGTCAATATAACGCAACTCGGTAAGACCTGCTGAAGGATTTTTGGGATCAATAATCTTATGATAGAACAGTCTACCGTCAACATACCATCTACGGAAGATTTCATAAGATCTATTTTCAAAATCAAGCAGGCGAAGAATGTGTTGAAACTCCTCCCTGATTAATTTTTTGATTTTTTCTGATTGCTTGAGATTAGATAGTTCTACTTCTACAGGCACATCATCAAAATTACCGCAAATTGTTTCATTTACGATATCATCAACCGCACTATCACATTCAGGTTGTAGAACCATTTCCCGATATCGGGTAATTAATTCATAATCATTACGAACAGTACCATCAAAGTCAACAGAATACCCATAGTATCCGCCACCTACAATAGGTTGCGAACCATCCATACTATCTTTTTGAACAAAAGAAGGCCCCTTAGGGACCTTCTTCGCTCTCTCTAGTGAAAATCCAAAGAGCTGCTGAGACATTATATTTAAAATTTATTGGTCCGATACTATTTATCAAGCATCCACAGTGGCATCAATTGGGGTCCAGTATTGTGTCTGGAGTTCAACTGTGAATTCTTCAATAGCGTCATTGTTACCGAAGTCAAGATCGATAGCAGCAATTGCACTTGGGAATACGTTATAGAACCTGTAAGACTTAAGGATCTTAGGCTTATCACCGTCTTTAACGTCGCGTGCTAACTGATGAACAGTCATGTCAGCGAAGTAACCAGTGCTATCATCTGCATCACCAAGACCTGCAGCGGATGTAAAGTTTTCGTTATATGCTTGAACAGAAGATGCCCACAATTCAAATGCGGATCTAAGAACGAACTTACTATCGTTCTGAACTGTGATTGTCCAAGGTTCAAACGTTCTATCTCCAGCGATCTTGAGAACACGACCTCTAAAAGGAACTTCGATAACACCAATCTGAGAAGCAGGGAGGTTTGCTGCGCGAACAGTAAACTTACCGAGTTCTACTAAACCTGCGTTATTGATAATACCTGCGGGAAATGCCAGATCAACTTGGAATAGATTAGGACGTGCAAAGTCAGATGCGACATTTGCCTTAAAATCGTCAAGAGTTCCTCTTTTTGCCATTGTTTTTAATTTGCTCCGTCTCTTCAGTTATATTTAGATAAATGAAAAATTTCAGAGGTCCGCGAGGACCCCTGAAACTTTTAGATTGTTAGGTTTTTATCAGCTTGCTACTTCAGTGAATGCAACACCAGTTCTGGTTGCTACGAATGTCAATGTGATGAAGTTGATTGTTCTTGTAGGTTTCACGAAGATCTCCGCATAGAACTCACCACGATCAACTGCCTCAGGTGGGTTGTTGTCGCTATCGCACTTGACGAGGAAGTCAGTTACACCACGACGACCTTGTACATCACGGAGATAAGGTTCCACGATGTTGAGGAAGAGTGAACGTTGTGACTCATCATTCTGTTCAAAGAGTTGAGACTTAGCAGCACCACCGATAACACGCTCGATAGTGAGGAACAGACGACGAACGTTGATTCTGTCGAATGCGGAAGCAAATCCAAGAGCAGTCTTATCACCGAACAGGACTACGCCCTGACCAGGGAAAGCTACGATTGGGTTGACTCTTGCATTATAGAGTTTGTCGCGTTGTGTCTTAGTAGGAGTGTATGCAAGTTTGATTGCATTTCTCAAGACACCACGAGCGAAACCTGCGGGAGAGAACCAAGGCTCTGCCACTTCGGTTGTTTGAAGACAGAGACCAGCGACATCACCGTTGCAAGGTACATAACGGTATACATCATTGTACTTATCGTAAATGTACTTGTAACCAGAGTCAAATACCAAGTAAGAAGAACTAGGAAGTTGATCAAAGAATGCAACCATGTTGTCTGTGATGGTTGTGCTATTGGAAATTCCAATTACGTTTCCTCTACGAGGAGAAACGAATACCACACAGTCCCTTCTCTCATCAGCAATATTGACCAAAGAAGTAACCTTAGCGATTGCAGAAGCATCATCTGCACCAGAAGGTCCAGTAAGGATGTAGTCAATAGTTTGAGACTCAGGATCTTCGACTAATTCGTATGCACTTGCAATGTCGGTATTAGTAACACTGTAGTTACCACCAGATACAGAATAGTCAACACCACCAGTAAGGCGATAGTAATGAGTAGCGTTGTTCTTAGAACCAAAGGTTGTGCGACCATCAGGATAACCTGTAGATCCAGCAGAAGAACGAAGAACGTTGAACTGACGTGCAGCAGCGGTTAGACCGAAGTTACCATCAGCAGCAGAAGCAGTCGCTGCCATTGCACCAGTTTCATGCTTACCCCAGAAAATATATTCAGAGCGTTGCTTAACTACTTCCTTGTAGTAGTTTACTTCACCAACAGAAGTCTTAGCATCAGATGCTTTAGATACACCAATGAAACGCTCAAGAACTGCGCCAGTAGTACCTGTGACCTTACCGTCAATGTCAATAACAAGAATGTGAAGTTCGTCACGGTGACCACCTGCATTGCTTGCATAGAGTGAAGTACCAGGACGAGGTGCTACGTTGATCCACTTAGAACCAGGCAGATACTCACGCTCAGGATACTCAGGTCTTACAGAAGAAGGTGTGGAAGCGTTAGAGTTAGTATCTTGAACTGCACCAGCAGCATCAGCACTAAAGTCGATGCTACCTTTGTCCTTAGCGATATAGAGACGACGCTCAATACCATTAGCTGCGATATCGCAAGTGTTAGTGCCCTGAGTTACAGTCTGACCAGCAGCGATGATACCAGTAACACCACCAGAAGGAAGACCAATCTCAAGTTTCTTGTTAGCAGGATCCCATGAAAGAACATCAATTGCTTCGTTAGAACCACCAATAGCAACTGTAGTAGAGGTGCCAGGTGTAAAGTCACCGACAATAGATTCAACAGTCAGTGAAATGCTATACTTATATACTTTACCAGTTGCTCCAGAAGATGCAGCAGTAAGTGCTGCGTCAGCAACGAATTCAGGTTCGTTACCAGAGCCAGGTGCAGGGATGACAGCAATCTGATCTGCGCCAGCGTCAGTTACGAATACACCAACGGAATTACCCTTTGTACCAGCAGTACGGGAAGCCCAACTCCAAGCATTAACAGCACTCTCGTAAGTAGTTTCGTAATCTTGAAGGTTTTTGATTAAGGGAGCAGTACCTGTGTTAACCGCGTTCTTAAGAGTTGTAGAGGTTACACGGATAGTTTTTAGCAGACCACCATATGAAAGGAACTGTGCTGCGGTATACCAATACTCATAGTTCGAGTCATTGGGTTTACCAAAACGTTCAACTAAATCCCTTTCATTAGAAATATCAATTACTTCTTCAACGGGACCGAGTTCAAAGGGTGCAGCAAGCACACCTACGTTCGCGGTGGATAGTGTAGTGATAGTTGTCAGGTCCCTTTCCTGTACAACTACACCTGGCGATGATTGATTGGCTGCCATGTTTAAAATTCTCCTAGAGTGATTCCAACATCAGATGTCTAGGATTATTTATATTTTTGAAACGTTACCTAAACTCCCACATATAGGATTTATCCCCATACTCCGCGACTTTCCACACATCGCCCTGTGCATCTGCAAAATACTCATCATCCATTCCGTCATTGATAAATCCAAACGGAGCCATGTCTTGTTCGATCGCATCTCTTTGATCTTCATAAATGCGTTGCCGCACATCATTATCATGCATCTCTTTGAAGTAAGGTTGCATTGCCATCCAAGCAAAGATAACTAAGCACATTGCCAAGTCATCATTACATCCCTCTTCCGCTTGGAACGTTTGTCCCTTTGCAATAAAAGTTGTTAACTCTGCGATAGTGTCGTAATCATTTATAAGAAGTTTATCATCCTCAATTAATGCTTTTAGATTAGAACACCCAACCTGTTTTGCTGCAGTTGACATCTTAATTCCAAGTTGAGTTTTCTTACCAGAAAATCCTTGACCTAATTGTTGTCCTGCGCGACCACGCATAGAACACATCAACAGATTCTCATACTCTAGATCATATTGAATAATGTCTGCAACCTGACCACCAATATCATTTACCTCACATAAGATGTATGCATTATTATAATTCTTCGCTACATCAGTAATAATATTGGGTAAGACAATGGGTTTTATTTCATTGTTCTTATATCTAGCAACCATTTTATATGGGATGGTGGTTGTATCCATCACAGTGAATGCTGAATAATCACTACCCACACCACGAGATACATCAACAGTGATAACGTAATTGTGTTCAGGAATTGCCTGTTCAAATACTGCAAGACCTCTATGTTCTTTTGTAGGATCATGATATGGCATGATTCTCAACTTACTAGGAGAAATCAATGTATCAACAGATCCTAAGAACTCACATTCAAACTCAACACGAAACTGTTGTTCTGATGTGTTCTTAATAGTTTGTTCTTTCCATACCTCATCTCTACCTGGCACTTCTGACCAGTGAACTTCTGTAGGTACATATTCATTCGTTCCACGCTCTGCATCATGCCAGAGTTTATAGAACATATTCATCCCGTGAGGGGTAGAAATGATAATGACTTTTGTGGACTTACCAGAAGAAATAGTAGGATAGACAGAACTAAA